GGGAGGTGATACATTGACGTTTATTGACTGGCTGCGCACAAAATTCAGCGGCGGCGCCGTTCCGCTGTCCGGCGCAGAGCTGCACGCATACGCGGACGAATACGCCGCGCTTTCCGGGGACGTGTACATCCGCGAGATGGCACTGTGGTCGGCGATTAACCTCGTTGCAAACGCAATCAGTAAATGCGAGTTCAAAACCTTCGTCAACGGCGAGGAAACTAAAGGTCGCGAGTGGTATCTGTGGAACATCGAACCGAACAAAAACCAGAACAGCTCTGCGTTTATACGCGAGTGGATCGCGAAGTTGATGATTCACAACGAGTGCCTGATCGTCGAACAAAACGGTGAACTACTGATCGCGGATAGCTTTGAACACAAAGAATATGCCCTATACAACGACGTTTTCTCTGGCGTGACGGTCGGGGATTTTACGTTTTCGCGGTTTTTCAACCAGAGCGAAGTGCTGTATTTCCGCCTGCACAGCAAAAACATGCGTGCCGTGACAGACGGTTTGTATAGCAGTTATTCGCAGTTGATCTCGTACTCGATGAACGCGTACCGCCGGTCACGCGGCACGAAGGGCGTGTTTAAATACGAGTCCATTCCGGTCGCCGGGTCGCAGGAGAAAGTCGCGTTTGACGCACTGATAAACGAAAAAATCGGCAAGTGGCTGACCAGCGACAACGCCGCGCTGCCGCTCGGCAAGGGGCAGAGCTGGGAAGAGAAATCGCAGAAGACATACGCGTCCGAATCGACGCGCGACATCCGGGCGCAGATCGACGACGTGTCGGACTTTACCGCAAAGGCGTTCGGAATTCCGCCTGCGCTGCTGCGCGGCGATGTCGCCGGGACGAAGGACGCGTTAGAGCAGTTCCTCACGTTTTGCATCATTCCGCTGGCCGACACGCTCGAGGAAGAAATAAACCGCAAGCGCAACGGATACGTTGATGTTATCAACGGAACGCGGACGAAGATCGACATACGCAGCATAAAGCATTTTGACGTTCTGGACATGGCGACCAGCGTTGAAAAGCTGATTTCGAGTGGCTGCTACAGCATCAACGAGATACGCGAAATTCTGGGCGAGGAACGGATTGACGAGCCGTTTGCTGACGAACACCTCCTGACGAAAAATATCGGCGCTCTGTCCGGCAGCGGCGCGCAGCCTGCGGGAGGTGAGAAGGACGGATGACGAGTTGGAAATAACGTTCCGGCGCAACAACCTCACCGCACAGGCGCGCGCGCCGTGTGGCAGAACGAACAACGGAAGGAAGGAGATAGAATTTGAGAAAATACTACATGCTAGAGCGCAACGGCGTCGAAGCAGACGTGTACATCTTCGGAGACGTCACGTCGTGGCCGTGGGAAGAATCGGACGTGTCGAGCTACACGTTGTCAAAAGAGCTGCAAGCGCTTGACGCCGAGACGATCAATGTCCACATTAACAGCTACGGCGGCGAAGTCTCCGAGGGCTTGGCGATTTACAACATGCTCAAGGCGAGCCGGGCGATCGTCAGGACGTACTGCGAGGGCTTTGCGTGCTCCATCGCGTCGGTTATTTTTATGGCCGGTGACGAGCGGTATATGCGGAATTCGTCGATGTTGATGATCCACAATGCGTGGATGAGCACGTACGGCAATGCGGAGCAGCTTCGAAAGGACGCGGATGACCTTGATAAGATCACGCAAGCCTCGATTGCAGCGTACATGGGGTGTGTGAACATCGAAGAATCCGAGCTTCGGCAGATGCTAGATGCCGAGACGTGGATTCTTCCGGGTGAGGCGTTGGATATGGGCTTTGCAACATCCGTTCTTGCGGACGAAAAAGCCGACAAGCCTGCCGCAAGTGCAAGCCGCGCATTGTATAAGCTGATCGAGAGAGCCGTTGCAGGGAGAGAAACGGAGCCGCCTACGCAGGCCGCGCAGATTGCGCCGCCGGAGCCTGCGCCCGCGCCGCCCGCAGAGCCGCAGGAGCCACGGGAACCACAGCAGCCACAGGAACCGCAGGAACCGCAGGAACCGCAGGAAAACAGACTGTTAAAATTTTTGAGCGCCGTAATTGGCGGAAAGGAAACCGAATGAAAAACAAAGACCTTGTAATTAAGCAGAAGAACGACATCTCTGCGCGAATCAACGCCGCCGTGAAATCCGGCGACGAAGCGGCCTTTAACGCGGCGTTTACCGAGTTTACTGACCTCCTGCAGGAGTCCGTTATGGCGGAAGCGCAGGGGTTGATTCAGGCTGCCGACAACAACATCCTCGTCGGGCGCGGCGCTCGTGCGCTTACGTCGCAGGAAAAAACCTACTACGAGAAGGTTATCGGCGCGATGAAGTCTAACAATCCCCAACAGGCCCTTACGCTGATCGACGAGACACTGCCGAAAACGGTTATCGACGCGATTTTCGAGGACGTCATTGAAGCTCATCCGCTGCTCGGCGCGATCAATTTCCAAAACACCGGCATCCTCACCGAAATCCTTGTCAGCACTTCTGACGGGCGCCACCTTGCAACGTGGGGGCAGCTGTGCAGCGACATTGCGAAGGAAATTTCCGCCGGAACGTCCCACATCAACCTTGAACATAACAAACTTTCCGCGTTTATCCCGGTCTGTAAGGCGATGTTGGAGATCGGCCCCGAGTGGATTGACCGCTACGTTCGCGGCATCCTCGCCGAAGCGATTGCGAACGGCCTTGAGAAAGCAATCATCCTCGGCACTGGTGTGAGCGAGCCCGTCGGCATGACGAAGGACCCGAACGGTGTTTTCCATTCGGTCAACGGTTACCCCGATCTTATTCCCGTCGAAGTCACACAGATCACTCCTGCAACGTATGGCGCGATCGTCGCGGCGCTGTCCGTCGGCCCGAACGCGCTGTATCGCAACGTCACAGAGGTTTTGCTGGTTGTGAATCCCGTCGACTACTTCACAAAGCTCATCCCGGCAGTCACCGTCCGTGCGGCTGACGGTACATACGTCGAGCGGTTCCCGTTCCCGACGCGCGTCATTCAGTCGGCCTACGTTCCGACGAATAAGGCTGTCATCGGCATTGCAAAGCGGTATTTCTTCGGTCTCGGCTCTGGCAAGGGCGGGAAGATCGAGTATTCCGACCATTACCATTTCATCGAGGACGACCGGTATTACATTACTAAGCTCTACGGCGACGGCAAGCCCCTTGACAGCACGTCGTTTAAGGTTCTTGACATCACCAACCTTGTGCCGGTTGTGCCGGATGTCCATGTCACTAATACCGGGTTTGACGCAACCGTGACCAATGCCGGGTTTAACGCAACCGTGACCAACGACCCGCTGAACGTCCTGCCGGTCTATGACGCGCGTCTCGCCAGCTTGAGGATCGGCGCGAAGACCCTGACCCCGGCGTTTAATAAGTCCGTCATGACATACACGCTGACAGCCACGGACGCTACGAACACGATCACCGCCGTTGCAATGGATGGAGAAGCGACTATCGTTATCAAGCTTAATACCGTTGCAATGGATAACGGCGGCACCGCGACGTGGACCGGCGGCGGCGCCACGGACACCCTGACCATTGACGTCACCAGTGGCACCGAGACGGAACAGTACGTTGTGGCGGTCACTAAGGCGTAACACTAAGGAGGTACACGGATGGCCACATTACCCGCCGGACTGCTCGAAGCCGTCCGTAATTACCTAGATATAACATGGGAGGATACCGCCGGAGATTTAAAACTCACCGGCATCATCGCTCGCGGCATGAAATACATTAACGCTGCAGCAGGCGAGCCGTTGGACTTCGCCGTAGAAGATAAGCCGCGCGAGCTGCTTATGGACTACTGCCGCTACGTGCGCAGCAACGCGCTCGACGAATTTGTGACGAACTACCTTCACGAAATACTCGCATTGCAGCAAGCGAAGGAGGTTGAGCGCTATATTACGGAGCAAGGCACAACGGTTTAACAGCGGCGTCGTCCGTATTTACACCGTAACAAACACGGCTGCCGACGGCGCAAAGCCTGTCGAAACTCTGACACTCGCGCATACACTGCGCTACCATGAGCGCACGGTTGGCCTGACAAGGTACTACGAAGCCCTGCAGGCCAACGTGCGCGTACAGCACGTCCTACGCTGCCCACGCCTGACATGCGTATCGACGCAGGACGTTGCCATTCCCAACGACGGCAGACAATACCGCATCGTGCAGGTGCAATACCCTGAGGACGTACAGCCGCCCGTGATGGACCTGACATTGGAGGAGGTGGCGGCAACGTATGGTATTAGCTGATATCGGCACAGCCCTCCTCGCCGTCGGCGTCCCAGTGTACCACTACGCGGCACACAAGCAGCCGGATGCCTACATCGTGTGGGCCGAGGACGGGCAGGCAAATGCGATATGGGCGGACGGGCGTATGCAGGAGCAAGCAATTTCCGGCACTGTGGACTACTTCACAAAAATGGAATATGACGCCAACATTGCGCTGATACAGGCCGCGCTAAACGACGCGGGCGTGTCGTGGCGGCTTGAATCCGTGCAGTATGAAGAGTTTTCCGGTTACATACATCATGAATGGTCGTGGTCTGCATGGCTAGAATGAAAGTTAAGTCAACGGACGAGTACGCGCTCAAACTGTCAAAAATCCACGGACGCACTGACGAAATCGCTAAGAAAGCAATATATGAAGCGGCAAACATTGTCGCTGATAAAGTTGCGAGCAACCTTGCGGCATTGCCGACAGACACATTCCGGCGCTTAAAGGACGGAGAGAAATTCACCGGCCTGCCGGAGAAGCAGAAGAAGGACTTGCAGGACAGCTTCGGCGTGACGCCGATCAAGCAGGACGAGGACGGCTGGAACGCGCACATAGGCTTTGACGGTTACGGCTCAAAACCAACCGAAAAATATCCGAAGGGCGTCCCGAATCAGCTGCTTGCGCGCGCAGTAGAATCCGGCTCGTCTGTCCGGCAGAAGACGCCGTTTGTAAGGCCTGCGGTGAACGCGACAAAACAAGACGCGATCAAGGCAATGAACCGCGTCATAGATGAAGAGCTTGGGAAAATAGCAGGAGGTAAAT